GGCGAAATCATTTATAGCGATATGACCGGCTTACCAAAGCATTACTTGGCTGGCCATGATGTCGAGGTGTTCTTTGGTGAGACCAAACGTTGGGGAGCTGATGAGTCAGTTAAGCGTTTACTGGAAATTGCGAAGAACGCGCCGTTTGTTTCTGAAAAGAGCATGGCTGCATGCTGTGGGAACTGTGTGATTGGTTAGAGCTGAAAGGCTCTTTTTTTTGCCTGTCTTGTTGGACGTAGCATGACAAAGGGGTATTTATGGCGGCACTTAAAGAGCCTGTAAAAATCTTTATAGTTCAGTCTCTTGCTTGCTTTGAAACACCTCAACAGGTAGCTGATGCTGTCCAACAAAGATTTGGTATAGAGATTGACCGTAGACAATGTGAGGGTTATGACCCTACAAAGTTTTCAGGCAGAAACCTAAGCAAGAAACTGACAGAACTATTTGAGCGTACCCGCAAGGATTTTCGAGAAAATATCGAAGATATAGCAATTGCTAATAAAGCATTTCGTTTAAGGGAACTTCAAAAGATGTATGAGGATTCTGGACGGAATAAGCGCGTAAAGCAGAACCTGTTAAAGCAAGCATTTCAAGAAACAGATGGCCGTATCACAAAGACAGATATAACCACAAACGGCGAATCTCTTAATGCGGCGAAACCTACGGTAATTGAACTGGTGTCTCCTAATGTCAAAGGTACAGATTGAATTACCACCTAAACTTATCCCGCTATTTAGCACCAGCAATATCCGTTACAGATCTTCATGGGGTGGCCGTGGTTCAGGTAAGACCAGAAGTTTTGCACTGATGACGGCGATCAAGGGTTATATATATGCCGAGGCTGGTGTGAGCGGGTTGATCTTAGGTGCGCGTGAGTTTATGAACTCATTAGCTGATTCATCTATGGAAGAAATAAAACAGGCGATTCGCTCAGTCCCTTTTTTAAAAAGCTATTACGAGATGGGTGAAAACTTTATTCGTACTAAAAATAAAAGAGTGAGCTATGGATTCGCTGGTCTACGCCACAACCTGGACAGCATCAAGTCTAAAGCGCGTATTCTGCTGTGCTGGGTAGATGAGGCTGAAACCGTTTCTGAGATGGCATGGCGTAAGTTACTACCTACAGTGCGTGAAGATAACTCTGAGGTGTGGATTACATGGAACCCCGAACGACGTGATAGTGCGACCAGTAAGCGTTTTAGACATGAAGAAATTTATGATGACCTGACTGGTGAACTGATCGGTCTCGGTGTAGAGATGAACTATACCGATAACCCGTGGTTTCCTGAGGTCCTTGAAATCGAGCGCCGCCGTGATCAGGCCACTCTGGATGATGAAACATATCGCTGGATCTGGGAGGGAGATTATCTGGAATTGTCTGAGGCACAAATATTTAGAAATAAATATAAAGTTGAGACTTTCGATGATGAACTATGGAAAACAGCAGAGCGTTTATTTTTCGGTGCCGACTTTGGCTTTGCAAATGACCCATCAACCTTAATCAGATCATTTGCAATTGGTAATCGACTTTATATTGAGTACGAGGCTTTCGGGGTTGGAGTTGAATTAGATGAAATGGCTCAATTCTATGACTCTATTCCTGAGTCAAGAAACTGGCCTATTAAGGGAGACTGTTCACGGCCTGAAACAATCAGCTACTTAGTCAGACAGGGCTTTACTATCTCTGCAGCTGAGAAATGGCAGGGCTCAGTCGAGGATGGTATAGCTCACCTAAAAGGTTTTGAAGAAATTATCATTCATCCGAGATGTACGAAGATCTTGGAGGAATTTAGAAACTACTCTTATAAAAAAGACCGACTCACTGATGAGGTGTTACCAATCATTATTGATAAATGGAATCACGGTATTGATGCGATTCGTTATTCACTTGATGGTTACATTATGGCCCGTGGTGGGACTGGTGTTTGGTCTAGGCTCTAACTGAGACATAAAATGAAATTCACAAATATTTTTACTGCAGATGGTTTTCAAAACTTTGCTGCACGACTCGGCTTGGGCGCTAAAAGCCAAAATGATCAGTCTACTTATAATTTTGATTTTCTAAGCCGAGATCGGGTAAAGCTTGAAGCTATGTACCGGTCCAGTTGGATCGTAGGCCAAGTGGTTGATGTTGTAGCTGAAGATATGACACGCGAAGGTATAAATCTGCGCGGTTTGGATGATCCTAAAGATGCTGAATTAATTCAGGCCAAGATGGACGAGCTTGAAATCTGGAATGAGCTAACTAATGTCATTAAATGGGGCCGTTTATACGGCGGTGCTATCGCCGTAATGCTGATTGATGGACATGATCCAAGTACACCATTAAACATTGATACGATTTCTAAAGATCAGTTTAAGGGTTTAATGGTGTTGGATCGCTGGCTAGTACTTCCGACGTTGCAAGATCTGGTTAGTGATTATGGTCCAGATTTCGGTAAGCCACGTTTCTATGATGTGGTCGGTGATTCTCTCGGATTGTCTGGCCAGCGTATTCATTATTCCAGGATCATTCGTATTGACGGGGTGGATCTGCCTTATTGGCAGAAAATAGCAGAAAACCTGTGGGGGCAATCAGTTATTGAGCGCCTATTAGATCGTTTGGTTGCTTTCGATAGTACGACAACTGGTATTGCTCAGCTCGTCTACAAAGCCCACTTGCGTACCTATAAAGTGAAAGATCTGCGTACTCTTCTTGCTGCAGGTGGCAAAGCTGCTGAAGGATTAGTAAAACAAATTGAGCATATTCGCTTGTGGCAGTCCAATGAGGGTTTAACTCTAATGGACAGTAATGACGAGTTTGAAGCGCATTCTTACTCATTCTCAGGACTTGATGCAGTTTTATTGCAGTTTGGCCAGCAGCTCTCAGGTGCCTCACAAATTCCGTTAGTTCGACTTTTCGGACAGTCACCTGCAGGCATGAATGCTACCGGTGAATCAGATCTAAGTAACTATTACGACAACATCAACCAACAGCAAGAACGGCGCATGCGTACAGCGCTTGGGAAGCTGCTCAGGATCGTTTCATTGTCGGCGCTAGGTAAACCACTACCGGACTCGTTTAGCTTTGATTTTGCGTCTCTGTGGCAAATGGACGATGTACAAAAAGCTGATGTGGCATCAAAAGTAACAGATGCAGTTTGTAAAGCTGAAGAGCAAGGCTTAATCAGTAAACAGGCGGCGATGAAAGAACTGCGACAGTCTAGTGAAACAACTGGCATTTTCTCGAATATCACGGACCAAGATATTGAGGCAGCGGATGACTTGCCACCGGCACCAGTGAGTGAAGACGATGAAACAACAGATCCGCCATACACCGAACCGGGCGCGGAAAGTCGAAGTGCGGTACGGGAGACAGTTGAGGCAAATAGCTAGCCATATCGATTCACTTATTAAAGGTTTTGATGTGAAGGACGAAACAGTCTATCCGTCCATTGTCACAGCATTGCGTAAGTATGCTGATGCACTTGATACATGGGCTAAGCATGCATCTGGAAAGATCCTGATGGACGTTGCTTTACGTGACGAACAAACATGGCTGATCTACGCACGGGATATGTCAAAAGGCATTAAGGACCAGATTAGAAATACTGATGTAGGTGCAGCCTATCAGTTGCTTTTAAATGATCAGGTTCGACTTATCAAATCATTACCACTTAATGCGGCGCAGCGGGTTCATGATCTAGCCACACGCGCCGTCATCGAGGGCGGACGATCTGATGAGATATCAGGCCTGATTATGGCCATTGGGGGAGTTTCAAAGTCTAGGGCTAACACTATAGCGAGAACTGAAATATCAAGAGCAACATCGGTATTTACTCAGACACGTGCACAAGCCTTAGGCAGTGATGGCTATATCTGGCGTACATCGGAAGATAGCGACGTTCGGCATAGTCACAAAGAAATGAATGGAAAGTTTGTAGCTTGGGATAAGCCACCGACATTGGACAAGATGACTGGCCATGCTGGTTGCCTTCCAAATTGCCGATGCTATCCAGAGCCAGTTATTCCGGAAGATTGAAATGTTCAAGAAAAAACAAGTTAACGACCAGCAAACAAAAGACCGGTCAAATATTTATACAACAGGGCAGATCGGGCGCACACGTGAGATGACTCCAGAAGGTTACTTGCTTTGTCGTGATGTTCCAGTGGCCCGTATTGGTACCTTGATGTATGGAGAAGGCGAGGTACCTGTCACGGCGGATAATACGGGGCTCATTCTGATTCAGCGCGGAGAAGATGTTTTATTTGATCCTAAAACAATAGCATCTTTTGAAGGTAAGCCAGTTACTGATGACCACCCAGATGATTGGGTAACACCGGATAACTGGAAAGAAATTTCTAAAGGATTCGGCAAAGATGTGCGCCGTGGTGAAGGTATTAATGCCGACTTCTTAATGGCTGATTTATTGATTACGGATAAAGATACGATTCAGGCTGTGATTGATGGGAAGGTAGAAATTTCTCTTGGCTACGATGCTGACTATATTGAAATCAGCAAGGGCAAAGGGATTCAGAGCAATATCATGGGCAACCATTTTGCATTAGTAGGTAAAGGGCGTTGCGGTTCTCGCTGCTCGATAGGAGATAGTTTTATGTCTGATAAGACAAAAAAGAAAAAGGTTAGCTTCGCTGATCGTATTCGAGCCTTAGTTAAAACTAAGGATGCTGAAGAAGCTGAGAAGTTGGCGAAAGCTGTTGAAGATGAGGATCTGGATATTGAAACCAAAGACTCAGATGATGAAGATGACGATGAGTCAGGTGGTAAAACATCAGATGCTGCTGTGAATCGTCAGATCCTGAAGCAGCTTAAAACTATGGATGCTCGTCTAGCAGCTCTGGAAAAGAAAAAAACCAAAGACTCGGATGATCCTGAAAAGAAGGAAACTGAAGATGATGACGATGATCCTGAAGGCGGGAAGGAAACCAAGGATGATGGTGACTTAACCAAGGCTGAGCCAGCTAAGAAGTTGGATAATAACGGTGTTACGAACTATACCGGTGACTCACTTCAAGAAGTTCGTTCACGCGCTGAAATTATTGCACCTGGCATTAAATTACCAACCTTGGATGCTTCTGCTAAAGATGTAGTCCAGGTTACTAATAATGTAAAACGTCAGGCGCTTAAAACTGCTTATGCTACGGCTGACGGCGTAAAAAACATTGGTCCATTCGTTGGTGGGGCTAATGTAAATCTTGATGCTCTACCAGCTCACACAATTGATGCCGCTTTTATTGGAGCATCTGAATTGATCAAACAACAAAATAATGCCAAGGGTGTACGTACCGGTGTTACGACCAAAGACTTTGGCCGTTCAGCTCCTACACCTGCGGATATTAACGCACGTAACCGTGCCTACTGGAATAAAGGATAATATTATGTCTAACGCATTCTTATATCGCATGCCATCTGGTATTGCAGGGGACGTATCACGTAAATCACATTCAACCATTGAAGCACATGACACTGTAGCGGGTTTTACCGGCTTCGGTATTTTCGGAAAAATGAACGGTGATGGTAAATTTGCACCTCTGGCTGCTGGTGATACGGCTGCAGATATTTACGGGCTTATTGTTCGTTCATATCCCACACAGTCTGCATCAAATGGCTTAGGCGCAGCGGTGCCAGTAAAAGGCTTTAATGATGTACTACGCCGTGGCTACATGACTGTTAAATGTAATGCGGGAACAAGTAAAACCGGCGGTAAGGTTTACGTGCGTATTGCAGCTGGTAATGATGCAAAGCCAGTAGGTGGTATTGAAGCAGTTGCAGACGGCGATAACACAATTGCAGTGAACGCGATCTTTATGCATGCAGCTGATGCTAGCGGTAACGTAGAAATCTCCTACAACATCTAAATATAAATGACGTGAACCGGGGCGCTTATAGCGTCTTTTTTTACGCCTGAAGGAAAGTAAAAACATGAATAAATTAATTTTAGGTGCTGCTGTCACTATGGGCATGAATGCGATCCGTGCACAGACACGTGACCACATGATGACATTTGACCAGCGAACTGTAGATAGCTCTGGTGCATTTCTGGTTGGAGAGCTTGAACGTTTAGACCAGACCATGCATGAACCGTTGGCCAGTGTTACTTGGACACGTGATATTGACTTGCGTTCTGATGTTTCAATTGCCGATGAGACCTCTTCATTCACAAACAGTACATTCGCTGCTGCAGGTGGAGCCGCAGGTAATGGTAAGTCATGGGTTGGTAAAAACACGGATGCAATCCAGGGTATTGCGCTGGATATCGGCAAGACTGCTTCGCCGTTGACACTCTGGGCAATGCAAATTGGTTATACGCTACCTGAGCTTGAATCAGCTTTGAAAGTAGGCCGTCCAATTGATGCACAAAAGCATGCAGGCTTAACGCTAAAGTACAACATGGATGTGGATGAGCAGGTCTACATTGGTGATCAGCAGCTTGGGCTTGAAGGCTTATTTAACTCAAGCAAGGTGGGTGCTACCAATGTCAATAAAAACTGGGCAACAGCAACACCTAAAGAGATTCTGGATGATGTGAACCTGATTCTGAATAACGCTTGGGTAGCTTCAGGCTTTGCCGTATGTCCGGATAAGTTGCTATTACCTCCGCTGCAGTTCGGCTCTTTAACTACACGTTTTGTGAGTGAAGCCGGCAATATTTCAATTCTTGAATATATCAAGATCAACTGTCTTGCTATGGCAACAAATAGCAAGCCTTTAGATATTCAACCTTCTAAATGGGCAGTGGGGCGCGGTGCGGGTGGTACAGATCGCATGATGGCCTATACACAGAATGAAAACCGTGTGCGTATGCCGCTGGTACCACTACAACGTACTCCGGTTGAGTACCGTGATTTACGTCAATTGACCACTTATTTTGGCCGTATCGGTGCGGTTGAATGGGTCTATCCAGAAACAGCTTACTACGCTGACGGTCTATAAGGAGTGCAATGACCATGACTAAACTTGTACAGATCCTCTTAAGTAAAGAGCTGGTTGTGAACATGGGTAAAGATGAGCATGGTCAGCAAAAAACTGTAACCCTTCCTGCAGGTGTGCAGGAAGTGAAAGCAGAAATTGCTGAACACTGGTTTGTTAAAGCTCACTCCCAAGAAATTACAGCTTCTGATACAGCTAATAAAGAGCTGCAGGATGCTTATGAAAAGTTAAAAGCTGATCATGAGTCATTACAGAACCAATCTGATGCAGCTACTTCCAAAATTGCTGAATTAGGTGAACAGATAAAGGGTAAGGATCAGGAAATTGCAGCACTGAAACTGCAATTGAGCAAGGCTACTGAGGCAGCAAGTACTACGGTACCAGCCGCAGAAAAAACATCTAAGGCTAAATAAGACATGCTAGATGAATCAACCTTTCGGCAGACGTTGCCGGCCTTTGCAGATGAGTTTCTCTATCCTTCTGCACAATTCAACTTTTATCTAAAACTTGGAGTGAAGCTGCTACCTGAAAGCCGTTGGGATGATTTGTTAGACACCGGACTAACATTTTATATAGCTCATTACCTGACGCTATATGCCCGTGATATGGCGCAGGTCGACGTAGGTGGTACTGCCGGGAAAGTGATAGGTAATGAAACATCGAAGTCTGTAGACGGTGTTTCAAAATCAGTCGACGTATCAGGGGTAATCAATACTGATGCTGGTCACTGGAATCAAACTACATTCGGTGTGCAATTTTACCAGTTGATGCAGTTGGTCGGGGCAGGAGGCATACAGCTATGAGTGTAACTATGTCTGGTGAAGGTCTGGCCAGTATTTTTGAAGCTATTGAAGAACTAACATCTCAAGAGGTGTTAGTTGGGATTCCACACGGGGAAGTGCGGGAAGATACGGACATGACCAATGCCCAGATCGGTTATCTACAGGAGACTGGTTCACCGGCCATGAATCTACCACCTCGCGCATTTTTGGTACCTGGAGTTGAGGACTGTCAGGATCTGGTTAGTAATCAGCTAACCAAAGCTGCAGATGAAGCACTGAAGGGAAATAAACAAGGTGTTGCTAGACATCTGAATCGTGCCGGGATGTTTGCTCAAAACAGCGTACGGTCCAAGATTAATTCAGGTGAATTTACTCCACTCTCTGAGGCCACATTAAGAGCAAGACGGCGCGCCGGTAAAACCCGGACAAAGCCTCTGATCGATACTGGCCAGCTGCGGAACTCTATTACTTACATCATTAAGAAAGTTGGAGATGATTAATGCCGGGTTTAGATGTAAGTGACGTGCTATTAGATCCTGACTTTATGAGTCGTGGTCTGATATGTACACGTATTGCTGTCAAAACTGGAAGTAATGGCCGAGCAGAAAAGGAAATAACCCAGCATGTATTTAACGCCGTAGTGACCACAAATGATGGCGATAAACTGGACCGTAAACCCGACGGTACAGTGATAAAAGGGGCTATTAACGTACATACGCGCTTTGTTTTGTCAGAAGGTGATGCAGATTATCAGGCAGATGAAATTGAGTGGCAGGGGCGCAAATATATCGTTTCTCAGGTGCTTTCAAATATTCACTACGGACGCGGCTTTATTAAAGCTATCTGTGAACTCAAACCACTATCGGGGTAATGATGGCTGACTCTACTAAAGACGGTTACGTACCGGCCAGTGGAGTTGTTCCAAGTGATCAAAGTTTAGAGGATATTTTTCAAGGCTTAATTGCTGGTATTACATCATTACCCGGACAAATGGTTCGTCCACGCTGGCAAGATGAACCGCCACCTGTACCGGGTATTAAAGAAAACTGGTGTGCATTCAGTATAAAAGCTACACGCAGTGATGATGGTCCATATTTCAAACAGAATAATGAAAATATGGACAATATCAGGCATGAAAGTATTGAATTATTACTCTCATTCTATGGTCCACAAGGTCAACACTTTGCCAATCTATTTAAAGATGGCTTGGTAATTCCACAAAACATTGCCCAGATCCGGGCATACAAAATCAAATTTACAGGAGGCGGTGAAGTTATTACCGCTCCTGATTTTCTCAATAATCAATATGTGCATCGCTACGATCTGAGCGCGACTTTCAACCGCAAAGTTGAACGGTCTTATGCCGTAAAAACATTTCTTGATTATGAAATTAAGACAAAACACTAGGAGTCTTTTAAATGGCATTACCTATTTCAAATGTCGTTAATGTCGGCATAAGTCTCGGTGCCTTGGCAGCAGGGCCACGTTCATTTGGTACTCTACTTATTCTGGGTACCACCGCTGGTGTAATCGATACTATTGAGCGCATGCGTGAGTATTCAAGTATTACCGAAGTTGGTGAAGATTACGGTGTAGACGATCCGGAGTATCAGGCAGCAAAAGCTTACTTTGGCCAGTCACCAAAACCGCGAAATCTATTTATTGGTTTCTGGGATAAGAGTATCTCAGAAGTACCAGAAACAGCGCAGAAGGTGGTAGCTGAGTGCCTTGAGTCTTTAAAATGGTACGGTCTGACTTTTGCTTCAAATCTTACACCTGAGGAAGTTGATTCAGTTGCTTCTTTAATCGAAGCGGCTGAACCTTCTCGTCTCTTTGGCTACACCTCCCAGGATGAAAATACTCTATCTAAAGATAGCAAAACCGATGTGCCTTATAAGCTATCTGAGAAAAAGTACCACCGTACATTTACGGTTTTTTCAAGTGATAATCCACACACTGCAGCATCAGTTTTTGGTCGCGCTTTTAGTATTAATTTCATGGGTACCAATACGACGATTACCCTAAAATTTAAGCAGTTACCCGGTATAGCAGGTGAAGATTTAAAAACCAGCGAAGCAAAAGTACTTACAGCAAAGCACTGTAATGTATATGCCAAATACAATAATGACACGGCGATCCTGCAAGAGGGTGTCATGTGTGATGGATCGTTCTTTGATGAGGTACACGGTCTCGACTGGTTGCAGAGTCATTTAGAAACAGCACTCTGGAATCTTTATTACACGTCCACCACTAAAGTTCCCCAAACACCTGCAGGAGTTAATCGTCAGTGCACTGTACTTGAACGTGCATGTGGCCAAGGCGTAACGAATGGGTTGCTTGGCGAAGGCCAGTGGAATGGAGATAGTTTTGGAGCGCTCGAGACGGGTGACTATCTATCAAAGGCATTTTATGTTTATGCCAATAGCCTGGATGACCAAGCACAGTCTGAACGTGAAGCACGTAAAGCACCAGTATTTCAAATAGCCATCAAACTTGCAGGTGCCACGCACTTTGCAGATGTTCTCGTTTCTGTTAATCGCTAAGGAGATTACATGAGCACTTATTCTTTTATGGACACTCAATGCTCTTTGGCAAGTGCAGACGGTGTTGTTGACTTGGGTTATGGGGCAGCTATTGCAGATGAGGGTATTACCTTCGCAATGGCCGGTGATAAGAACACAATGACGATTGGGGCCGATGGTGAGGGTATGCATTCTTTGCATGCTGATAACTCTGGCCAAGTCACCATTCGCTTACTTAAAACCTCACCAGCAAATGCCAAGCTGATGAACTTATATAATATTCAGAAATCGAAGCCAGCCAAATGGGGCAAAAATACAATCACACTAAACCATGCTGGAGCTGGTGATAACCACACAGCAGATAAGTGTGCATTTAAAAAAGTGCCGGACTATACCAATGCAAAAGATGGCGCTCTGGTTGAATGGGTCTTTGACTCAATCAAAGTTGATATGAAACTTGGAACTTACGAATAAGGAATAGGTTATGTCTGATCTCTTACCAATCGGGCAACATGAATATTCAATCGGGCGCTTAAATGCGCTCGATCAGCTTCATGTATCTCGAAAAATTGCTCCAATTATTCCAACACTGATGCCAATTATTACAGAGGTTGCCAAAGGTGACTTTGCAAAGGTAATTGAATCTATCGAAGCTGATGATAGTAATAGTGTTGAGCAAACTGAAAGTAAAGACTTAAGTGGACTTCAACCATTTGCAGAAGCTTTAGAACCATTCGTGGAGGCATTTGCAAAAATGCCTGAGGATGATGTGAATTATATCGTTCATAAATGTTTGTCTGTTGTTAAGCGTGGCGGTGCAATTGTATGTCGCAACAACTCGATCATGTTTGATGATCTGGATATGGGGCAAATTTTACCGCTAGTAATTGCCGTTATACGCCTTAGCCTATCAAATTTTATTCAAGGACTGCTTATGAAGGCATCGAACATTCAGCAGTCCGGGTAAGCTTTAAAAACCTGCCTGATGGCGAAGATTGGCTTTTACGTCCAGTCATCAAAGGCATGTGTAAGTTTGAATCTTTAAAAGACGGTACAGTGGATCTGGCTGATATCGCACTCATGAATGATGCTCTCGATGTTGTTGCAGATAATGAGTATTTGATTGAAGAAGCCAGAAATAGAGAAGCACGAACTTAAAATCATTTGTATATGGCTCATATACAAGTGTCATAAGTGTTATTCAAAAATTAAAAATGAATAATTAAGAAAAGCAAAACCCCGAAAGTTGGTCGCTTTCGGGGTTTTTTGCAATTCCACTCAACCGCGAAGTAAAGAGGAAAACATTTGGTATGACAAATTTTATCAAATTGATCAATTGGGGTCTAACGGAAGCTAATCAAATGAAGGCATGGCGATTTATAGCAATTCTTTTAACGATTGTGATGTGTACTTATATCTGGAAAATGTAGAGGAGTAATCCATGGCACAAGCAGGTGTAATTCGCAATTTCATGGTTGCACTAGGTTTTAAAACTGATAATTCAGGCTTAGGACAAATGCAGGATGCCATGAAGGGTGTAGAGCTTAAGGCGGTAGCGCTTAAAGGGGCCCTATTATCTTTAGCTACGGGTGCAGTTGTTGCTGTACGGCAGACAGCCAGTGAGCTTGATAAGCTTTATTTTTCGTCTCAGCGAATTGGTGCAAGTGTAACTAATATCAATGCGTACGGTAATGCTATTTCTCAGCTCGGGGGCAATGCTGAAGGTGCTATTGGTTCTTTAGAATCGCTAGCTGAAAAAATGCGTAATTCGCCGGGTTACGAAGGAATGATCAATAGCCTCGGTGTCGATACTAAAACAGCAAACGGCGAGATCCGGGACCGCGTAGATATTATGAAAGACCTAAGTGGGGTACTTTCAGATATGCCTGCTTATCAGGCCAATGCTTACGCAAGCTCACTTGGGATAGATCAAAATACACTGCTGGCCATGCGGGACGGCAAGTTTGTATCAAATATGGAGAAGTACCAGAAGATACAAGAGCTGTTAGGAATGAACGATGACCTGGCTAAGTCTGGTAACGAATTCATGACCGAGTATCGGGATCTAACAATGATGACAAAAACCGGATTCCAGGTAATTGTCATGCAGGCAGGCAAAGCTTTAATACCTATTCTGAAACTGCTTAACCAACTTGTACAAGGCGGTATTCAGGCATTTAGCCAACTTAACCCTCAAGTTAAAAACATGCTTGCAGTGGGCCTAAGATTCGCAATGCTGGCACTGATCTTTGGAGGCTTCTTTAAAACATTTGGTATGTTGTTTAGATTCCTTCCCATGCTTAAAAGTTTTATTGGATTATTAAGGCTTTTGAATCTGACAATTTTAGCTTCACCACTTGGAATAATCGTGGCCTTTGCTGCTGCTCTGGGGCTGCTCTGGGATGATTATCAGACG